CAACATGACAATCTTCAATAAAACTACTGGTGATCGATTTGTTTATTATCCCTCGCTTTCTACGAATCTTGGACAGACGTTGGTCTTAGATGGCGTGATTCCAAAATTGAACGGCGTGAGTTGTGGTATTAATACGAATCATGGCCTGATTAATTTGGTTGAGGGTGTCAATGAAATCGAGATTCAAAATATTACTCGAGTGAAATCTTCGTGGGATTTCCGATTCTTGTATAAGTAGGTGATTGAGTGACTGATTTAATTATTCGAAATTATGAACAAACCAAAGAAGAAATCCTTGTCGACTATGACAAGGGTTCTTTTTATGAAAATTGGCAACAAAACGAAACATGGGAGATTAGCTTTACTGTTACCAGCAATTCGTTGAACCAGGAAGTATTTGATTTAGTCGAATATGAGTCTTCTGTTTTCTACAATGGACAGGAGTTTGTAATTAAAGAAATGACTTGCAAAGCACTTGGGCAGTTGTTAACGAAACAAGTAGTTGCGACACATATCTATTACACTGTTCAAGATGGCTATCAGTACAACACAGTAAAAGGGGCGAGGTCTATTAGCCAGCTACTCACACATGTATTTAGTTCAGGTAGCCGTGGTTTTACGTGGGAAGTCGTTGATCCAAATAAGAAATTTCTTACCGTTGAACAAGAAAATTTCGGTAACGCGAATTACTTGAAGCTGATCAATGAAATTTTGTCTGACTATAATGCAGTCGTGATTCCGAATAATAAACATCTGACTTTCTATCCTGCTAGTGAGTATGGCCAGCGAACGGAAGAACAGATTCGCTATAAATACAATACAGATGAAGTTTCATTCGATATTGATACGTACAATCTAAAAACGCAAATCAAGGGTTATGGAAAGTTAAAAGATGGAGCGAATACTGAGGATCCTAAAGACAGTGATTATGTGTTTTCTCCTATCACTTATACGAGCCTGGAATCAGAAACATGGGGAATTAGAATACAAGACCCTGTTAGTGATGAGCGCTACACCGTATCAGGAAACATGCTTGAGCGGTTAAAGACAGAACTGCAAGACTATCCAACAATCACTGGCACAGTTACTATGAAATGGCGTGTAGAGCCTAATAAGGGCGATTACGTGGCGTTTGTCTATGAGCCGTTAGGTGTCAATACCTATATTCAAGTGGTAGGAATCAAGACGTATCCAGCGATACCAAATAAGCCACCAGAAATCACATTGAGCAACACAAAGAAAACAATGACGTCGATACTCGCTGAAATGGCGAAGAAAGGAGTGATTTGATGGGGTTATTAAAATTAATCAGTAACCGTATCTCTACGGAATGGAAAGAAGCGTTTAATAGAAATGTTGACTACTTAGAAAATTTGGAAAAAAATTTAGACGAGCAGCACAAATCAACGAACAGTCGAATCGATAACTTAGTGCTGCATTCAGGTGGCGAATCACCGAATGAAGTGGTTGATGCACGTGTAAATAATAAGGGAGAAACCTTTCCTACTTTACACGGCAGATTGGTAGAACACGAAACCCTGTCAGACGAACAAATTAGTGAACTAGCTACGAATGCAGCAAGCCAGAAAGAGCAAGTGAATCAGCTAAACAAGTCTGTTCAACAAATTATTGGTGGATACAATGAGCCAATTAACATCTATGTTTCTAAAGATGGTAGTGATATTTTGGGTGATGGATCAGAAGAAAAGCCCTTCTTAACCATTCAAACAGCCGTAAATAATGTTCCTCTAATTACAACGTCTCAAATTACTATTTGGGTAGGTAGTGGGGCTTACTTAGAAGATGTCATGATTAGAAATTTGAATTTCACATCATTTTTAATTCGACCTATCGATAATTTTGACACTATTGATCCATCAAAATCAGATTTACCCGTTAAGGTACGATCAATTTGTTTTACGGCATGTAAAGGCTATTGTCAAGTCGCCGGTATGCAAATTGTGGATACAGCAAACGGAGCAGACTATGGAATCAGAAATGAGCAAAGTGGCTATATGGCAATCAATAGATGTAAATTCGCAGAGAACACAAAAACACTTGCAAGATATAATGCAGTTTATGTCGGCGGAACATCAAAGATTAATATGTACGGAGACACGACGTTGATTAACCAGAAAGTGGCAATTTACGCTGTATTGATGGGTGAAATTTTTGTCAGTGCGTTTGGTTCAGGAAATGACGTAGGAATCTTGTGTGAGAATGGCACTGTACGAGGAACTGTATCAACTTCTTTTGCGACTACACCAACCAAAATTTCTGGTTATGGACTAGTTATCACGAAAGGCACGGTGTTGCAATAATGGTATACAAAACAAATGAATCGATCATTGTGATTCAAGCAGAAGCAACTAACCCCAACAATACAGATGTTGTTTTTTGGTCGCATGACCGAGGAACTGCAAAGTTGAGAATGAAATTGGTACGGAAGGATGGCATTCCTCAAAGCTTGCCAGAAGGAACAACTGTTCCAATTCGTCTGATGTTCCGTTCTGCGACTGCAGAAGGCGGATATG